TTAAAGCTGGACATTTGACAGCACATTAACAGACTGAGTTTATCATTAAAGATAATGTTGGAGTTGGGGAATGGGATTATGATATTTTGGCCAATTATTTTGATGAAAACGATTTAATTGATTGGGGAATTGACCTGCCTATGTTTGCGCCATTGGCCGATGAAAAGGAGCCGAGTGAGCCAAAGGAATCGTTTATTATTGAAGTAAAATGTGCCGATTTAGATGATCGTGAAAAGCAATACAACAAGTTAATTGAGCAGGGATTGAACTGCTATCTAAAGAAATGAGAACAAAGGACAACACAAAGCTGCAAAAGAAACGCATGGTGGATGCAATGGAAAAGACATTGGGCATAGTAACATCTGCCTGTAAGATCGTTGACATCCCACGCAGCACACATTACCTGTGGATGCAAACTGATCCTGAGTACAAAAAGCAGATTGATGAATTGTCGGAAATGGTTTTGGATTTTGCCGAAAGCCAGCTACACAAACAGATCAAAGAAGGCAACACAACAGCCACCATTTTTTACCTAAAAACCAAAGGTAAAAAGCGCGATTACATTGAACGCACAGAGATCAAACACGATGGTGGCTTGGAGTTGAGTGGTAAGATGTCTGAGGAAGCAAAAAATAAGATTGAACAAATACTTGAAAATGAGTATTAATCACATCATAAAAGAAAAATGTGAATCATCCCTGTTGTTTTTTACGCGTTACATTTTTAAAGAAAACACAGGAAATAAATTTGAAGTTGCGCCATTCCACGTTAAGTTGGCCGAAACTTTAGAGGCGGTAAACCGTGGATTGTTCGGATGTGGTATTAGCAATTTGATATTTACTAACTCAATCATTTGTATTTTCTTTTGCTGTCTTTACGTGCTTGATTTATTTTGTACATCATAAATCCAATAAAACACACCTCTAAAAATCCAACAATTATGCCTTCAATGACTAAATGATCCATGCGTTTAGTTGTCTATTCCAAATACTAATTCAATATTAAACCATGATAATATCAACACATCATTCCTGTTTCTTGATGGCAGGTTTATGCTGATCCGTGGCAATAATTCCAACGTGTGCCGTGTCTTTTTAATTCCAAAATAAATCATAACAAATTGTTTTTGTAACGCGTTAAATACCAAATGGCCTTGTCAATGTCCTCACGTTCATTGTGTTTCTTACCACTTCGCAAGATATATTTTATTGCGTTACCCTTGTGAAATCCTAATTCAAAACTTTCGATCACATCGATTGACTCGATGCCTCCTTTGGATTTGTAATGTGGAGGCTGATTTACCATATCCACATCTGTTGAATAATTCATATTTATTTATTTAGGTTTTGCAAATGTAATTATAAATCTGTTTCAATTCCGTAAGACACCAACAATGAATCCAGCTGTGCATCAAAACCAACGGCCCTGATCTCATCCATTTCGCTGATCAGTAATCCAATCCGATACATTTTCAGCATAATGGTGCCTGCATCCCTGTACTGCTTAAATACGGTGTCTGAATGATTATTATCACGCGTAAACACCAAACGTTCCTTTTTGATCAATTCGTTTTGAATATCCTTCAATTTGTACTTCAAATAATTGTCTTTGAACTTTGATCTGTACAGGTCAAATTCAATCTGATCTATTAGGGATGAAATCAATCCCATGTAGATCATGATATTTTCAGTTTCACTTTGTGGCTTGCTCATTCACTTTTTGTTTTAAATTCCTGATCCTTTGATAAACTGCACGTTGTTCCCGTTCGGATCCATGTTGTAATCTTGCTATGCTTGTTTGCAGAAACAGCAATGGATTGTCAATCGTTTCCCATGCATTTACTTTGATCGGATTGATTAATGTTTGATTTTCAATTTGCTCTGTGGCCCACTTGATGGCCTGCTCTCTATGGCTCATATATTATCAAATTGTATTGCAAGGCTTAACCATGCAATTATTAATGTTCCACTTCTATATTCTCCACCACGATTTCTGTAATATGTTACAGCTGGCAAGAATTCAAATACATTTTTTTGTTGTATAAATTTCATATTTTGGTGATTTGTGCGTTTAACATTCCATCTTTATATCCATCTGCGTAGGTCCTTTCTTGCCGTTGTTCAATACGATATTCACGGATCACAGCGACCATTTCATCAATAGACCTAACCACCTTGTATTGGTAGCCATTTTCCAAAACCTTTTGCTCAAATATTTTCTGATTTGGCTGCTGGCGATTCTTGCCCACTTTGACTTCAATAAACAGGCCATGGTATTTGCCATTTGATAGCGCGACAAATAGATCAGCAACACCAGCTTTAACACCTTCTTGCTTTAATTTTGCGGCCACTTTTATATTTCTCAGGCCACCGTTAGGTATGGCAAAAAACTCATAACCACACAGATCCAAATATTTGCAGATCGCAACCTGCAATTTATGCTCATCTTGATTCATATTTTTTTGTATTTAATAACATAATTGATGTATGCAGGTTTATGCGAATTATCATAACTATGATATTTAATAAATGAATTAATAATTTTAACATTTTCAGAATTAACCCAAATTATAAACTCATTACGATGTTTCATTCCTGATGTACCTGTATGAAAGCTAACGTGTTGGATTTTACTTTTTGCAAATAATTTCTTTAACCATTTCATTTTATTATGTCCATTATTGTGAAAAAATATTGATTAGCGCGGATCCAATTACCACCAATCCAATCAGGATTACAATAAAAATTGGCTCAATTTTTCTCATTACTTCCATAGGTTTCATCATAATAATCATCTGCTTGACGCGCAGCAGAAAAATCATCTTTTAAATAATCGTATGCATCACCCCATCCTTCTTGATGTGCTTCTATTATCTGCTCTTTCTCCATTTGTTTGGCATATTCAATATACTTTCTCATTGAAGCCATACCAAATTCAAAATTGTAGAGGTTTATTTTTTCTTCTAACCATTCTACTGCCGTTTTTTTAGTTTCCATTGCAGATGTGATTAGATTTAAACGTAAATGCTTTACACCCGTTGTAAACATAGCTGGAATCAAAATCATCATGAAAATGATCTGATTTATCAACAGGTTTTGACTGATTTTGTACAGGAATCTGTACATCATTTGGATAAATTAGCATTGAACTGATGCCAATAAATGCAAAAAATAGTAATGTTTTCATATTATTGTTAGGTTAATGATTTACAAATGTAGAATAAATTTAAATAAATTCACCATTCTCACCGATCTTGACATCCATCTCAGCCATCATGGCGATCAATGTGAGGTAACATTGCTTTTTACACTCAGCAATTAGTTCGATTTTATTGGTAAATCGTGGCTGTAATTTGTTATATATCTCGCGTTTTTTCTCAATTGGACAGGTCCAAATTTTATATTTGATCAGATCATCGTACAGGAATGATAGGCCATATTCTGCCCATTGCATTTTACCTTTTGTTTCAGCTGATTTTTTAAATGATTCCGCGTGATCATTTACATTTTTGATTGCCATTTTTTTCAACTCATCATCTGATGGAATTGGCTTTGGTGCCTCGATCTGCTTTGGTATGTTTTTGGTTTCTTGTCTTGCATATTCGATGTATGCATTCATAATCCTGCCAAAGTATTCACAGCTGAAATTCTCATAACATTTTCAATCAGTATTCAATTTCCCGGCAACTGCCATTTCAAATGCAATGGCTATTTCCTCCGGTGTTTGATTGCCATAATTTGATTTGATAAATGCTAACAAAACATATTTTTCCTCATCTGTTGGCTGATATGGACATGACATTAAACGAAAACGGAGAAATTATTTAAACTATGAAAGCAGAGGAAACAGAATTTGGCACATTGGTGCTAAAAGCATTAGAGCAAAAGAATATGAGCCGGCAGGAATTAGCCGATGAGATCAACAGCACCCATTCATCGGTGTGCAATTGGATAGGTGGCAAAATGATGCCAAATCTTATCACGGCATTGAGAATTTGTAAAATGTTAGACATTGATGCTAATCAGATAATCAGGTAAATATGGCAAAGCAACAAACGGCGGTTCAATGGTTAATTGAAGAATTAGGCGAATATTTTCCGCACGAAATTGGGGGTATTCATTTAATGGTTGAAAAAGCCAAACAAATGGAAAAAGATATAATTGTAACCACATACGACATTTCATTGCCATTCATAAGTGGCGAAGAATATTACAATCATATTTTTAAAAATGAAAACCAATAACGGACATATGAAAAAGATGATTTTAAAAGCAGGAATTTTACTGATTGGATGCATTGTATTAATTATTATTAATCAGGTCAGAAAATCAAAGAATGGTGGCAAAAAACAAGTAATTGCCAAACGTTCTGAGTTTAGTCAGGCATTTATGATGGATACATTCGAACCTATTGAGGATTTTGAAATGGTTTACTTTGATGAAAACAGGGGATTGGTTCAAATTAAAACAAAACGATAATGAGAAAATACAGAATAGTTGAATTGAGATTTGGATTTTATCCGCAAGAAAAATGGTTGTTTTGTTGGAAATATATAGATAATCTTCACGGATGTTATATTTGGGGCGAAAAAAACAAGGCTCAATCAAAATGCGATACACTTACTTATGCAAAGTATTGTATTGAAAGAAGAAAAGAATGGTTGAATAATGGAGATACTTATCCTATTTATCACGAAATATCATGAGAAACGAACACGAACACAGATTGCAAACGGTGTTGGCCAAATATCTTGATTTGAACAATTACACGTTTTTTGCCATTCCAAACGGTGGATGGAGAAACAAAGCAGTTGCGGCCAAATTAAAGGCTGAGGGAGTCAAAGCCGGTGTGGCTGATTTATTGATCCTATTGCCAAATCAAACGTTTCACGGCCTATTTGTTGAAGTCAAAATTGCAGGCAATTATCAACAGCCAAATCAAAAGGATTTCGAACAGAAAGCAAGGGATTGCGGATATGAATACATAATTGTGCGATCATTGGATGAGTTGATTGAAAAGCTAAAATACTATGAGGGGCAAAGATTTGTGGAACAGGACAAAATTAGTGCCGCATATCGGTCAGGGTACATTGATGGAAAATTAGAAAATCAAATGACAATACGATGAATATTAACAGACAAAAGGCCATTGATTGGGCCAATGAAAAAATTGCTGATCCTGATTTTACAGAACAGCCAATCAAGGTGAATAAGTGGGAAACAATCCACAATCCAAAATTATTTCTGGAAACCTGTGTGGCCCGGCTTACATACGGATCAGAAAGGGAAAAAATTGTAGTTTATAACCGTGTGCGCAATTTTAAAATTTTCTACAATGAAATTTCAAGATGAGGATATTTTTGTACACGGTGACATTAAATGTTCCGATGGCATAACACGTGAGGAGGCAATTGAAATCATTGAGGAAATACAGGAAATTATGATATTCCATAAAATCATAAAACTTGATTTGTGCATTGATCCATATAAATTTCCACGTGAGTTGTTGGACATAGGCAAAGCATAAAAATACAAGGCAATAAATGGCCGGAATTAACAAAAAAACAAACCGATGAAAACTACAAAAGACAAAATTAGACTATTGACATTTTTTGCATTGTGCCAAAATATGTTGGATTTCATTGATGGATCGTGGCACGGTCATCCGGCAAACAAACAGGCCGTGAAAATGGTCACAAAACAAATGATCAGGGAGTTGGAAAAAACAATGGCCGTATTATTCCCACCAAATAGAAACGATGATCCGGAATTGCCTGATGCATTGGATACGTTCCAAAATGCTTGCACGGCAATGGAGTCATTTTTTATGCTAGGGATGAACATCGATTCAATGGATCAAGTCAAAAAGGATTCATTGAACACACAATTGAATATTTTATTAAAAAGTTACGGAATAGATTGTTGGGAAAAACCAATGAAAGAATTATGGAAGGATTAGAAATTTGGCTACCGATTGACAATTACATCGGATTGTATGAAATAAGCAATTTTGGCCGTGTGAAAAGTTTACCACGCAAAATGAATAATAAGGTGGTAAAAGAAAAGATTTTCAATGAATCTATTGGAGCCAATGGATATTCAAAGGTGACATTGTCGCATTATGGAGAAACAAAAACATATTTGGTTCACAGATTAGTTGCAATTGCATTTTTAGGAGATAATAGGCATTTACAGGTTAATCATAAGGATTTGAATACGTTAAACAATCACGTTTCAAATTTGGAATGGGTTACACAGGCAGAAAATAATCAGCATAAATGGGATAATTGTGCTAGAAAATCAAGCAAATACAAGGGAGTGTCATTTAAAAAGAAATTGAATAAATGGCAGGCATACATTTATGAAGGGAATAAACAGAAATATTTAGGTGTTTTTGAAAATGAAAGTGATGCCGTAAAATTTGTTTCACAATCACGTGATGCAATTGCAAATATGAGGTAAATTTACATTGCAGTTGGGTGATGAATAACTGCCGGAAACAAAAGCACATATTTACCTAATCAATACTAAATGAAAAATGAGAGCCGTGAAATGGTGGATCATCCGCAACATTATCAATCTGATGGAGGCATCGAGGCAATTGATGTAATCGAAGGGTTCAACCTGAATTTTAATTTGGGGAACGCAATCAAATATATTTTGAGAGCCGACAAAAAAGGCAACAAGAAACAGGATTTGGAAAAATCCCTGTGGTATATCAAAAGAGAATTAGACAAATTTCAGGGATGATTGAAGAAATAAACATCAAATTGGTAATTCCGCATCCAAACAATCCGAGATTGATTAAGGATGACAAATTCAAAAAATTGGTGAAGTCCATAAAGGAGTTCCCAGAAATGCTACAATTGCGCCCAATCATCGTGGATGATAATTGTGTGGTGTTGGGTGGAAATATGAGATTGCGTGCCTGTATTGAAGCCGGATTGAAGCGTGTGCCAATTATTAAGGCATCAGCATTGACAGCCGAACAACAGAAACGTTTTATCATTACCGACAATGTGGGATTTGGTGAATGGGATTGGGATTTGTTGGCTAATGATTGGGAAATGGCTGATTTAGAAGATTGGGGATTGGATTTGCCGATTTATAAGGAATTAGGGGAGGATTTGCCGGTGGATAATGAGAATGAGCCAAAGGATAAATTTGTGATTGAGGTGTCGTTTGAATCTGAGGAACAAAGGCAAATGGCATACAAACATTTCATTGAAAATGGACTAAATTGCTTTTGCAAAAAATAAATTATGGCAGTACCTAAAAGTGTAACGAAACTAAATAAAAAACGGATGTTGGAGGCCCTTGAAAAGTCATTGGGCATTGTCACATCCGCTGCAAAGATTGCAGGGATACACAGGGCGCAGCATTACGAATGGATTAATATTGATCCAGAATACAAAAAGGCAGTTGATGATTTGGCTGATATGACATTGGATTTTGCTGAATCGCAGTTGCATAAGCAAATCAAAGATGGCAACACAACAGCCACCATTTTTTATTTAAAGACCAAAGGCAAAAAGCGTGGATACATTGAACGCACGGAGGTTGTACACGAAACCGGCATAGAATCTGCCATAATAGAATGGACACCGGCACAAATCGAAAACGAATAGCGCAGAAATGCAACATTCAGTTTTATCAGACATTAAACAGCACCAAAAGAATCAAAGTTCATCAGGGCGGTACACGTTCGGGAAAAACTTATGCCCTGTGCCAATATCTGATCTATAAATTGACATCATCCAAAAAACCATTGGTGATTTCAATTGTGCGTAAAACATTGCCGGCATTAAAAGGATCGGTGATGCGTGATTTCCTAGAAATATTAGACACGTTGGGCATCCTTTATGTGGGCCAACACAACAAATCCGAAAACACATACACGTTTGGCAATCACGTTGTGGAATTTCTTTCAGTTGATGAGCCACAGAAAATCAGGGGTAGAAAACGAAATATTTGCTATTGCAATGAGGTCAATGAATTAGATCACGAAGATTTCCGGCAGTTATTAATGCGTACAACGGATGAAATGATTTGCGATTTTAATCCATCTGATCCGGTGCATTGGATTTATGATGAAGTGATTACACGTGATGATTGTGATACGTGGATCACAACGTATTTAGATAATAAGTTTTTGCCGGCTGAATTAGTACACGAAATCGAAAGATTAAAAGCGAAAGATCCGGATTATTGGAGGGTGTACGGTGAGGGAAAACGTGCGGTGTTTAGTGATCGCCAGATATTTCCTAATTGGCAATTCATTCCAAAGGCAGAATTTCCTGAATTTGATGATGTTTTTTATGGCCTTGATTTTGGATTTAGTCACAATGGGTTGGTGTGTTGGAGGTATTGAGTTCGTGTTTATATTAGTAATGATCAAATTCATATTTGATGAAAAAAATCGACCATGAAACAGAAACAGGGATTGTTGTGGCTGCCTTAACAATCAGGT